GCTAGTAAGATACCTTGCCGCCCAAGTGCTTACGGTACTAACATACGTGAGGCGTTTGCTGAAGTTCCATTCCGTGATGACCAGTCGCCAGCAGTGATGCAGAAAATACAAGCATTGGCAGGATTCACCGATGAAGCTACAGGCCGCAACCGGGCTCAGCGTGGATTATTTACTAAAGGTAATCGCACTAAAGAAGAGTATGTAGACACTATGCAGAATGCTTCAGGTCGTGACCAGTTAGTTGGTATGCTGTATGAAGCTCAAGTATTTACTCCTATGAAAGAGATGCTTAAGCTTAATATACTCCAGTATCAAGGAGGTACAAGTTTATATTCAGCTGCTCAGCAACAGACAGTTAAAGTAGACCCAGTAGCATTACGCAAAGCTACTATTAACTTTAAGATGGCAGATGGCTTGACTCCTGTAGGTAAGGAAATGAGTGAGGACGAGTTACAGACAGCTATACAGACTATAGGTAGCTCACCTCAGATTGCTAGTGGTTATAATATAACTCCTATGTTCTCTTACTTAATGAAGCTACGGGGAGCTGACTTAAAGCCATTTGAGAAATCTGGAGCGCAAGTTGCCTATGAGTCAGCAGTTAGTCAGTGGCAGCAGACTGTACAACAGACTGTAGAGAGTATGACTAAAGCAGGGCAAGACCCCGCAGCTACTTTGCAAGCTATGCCACAGCCTACACCTCAACAATTTGGGTATACTCCAGGACTTGTTGCTCAAGACTCTGCAACACCTCCTAATAACCAAACTATTATGCAGCAGATTACAGCTAGTGCCACTACTAGCACTACTGCTCAACCAACTCAACCACAGGTGCAACAATGATACAGCAAACAAATACATTCACAACTTATGAGTTAACTGAGGCAGAGTTAATTCGGGGTAACATATTAACTGTAGAGCAAGAAGCTGTACTGCGCAATAAATTAGCGTTAGTCGCAGAGTCTAAATTGTCACTTCAATTTGATGGTACTAACCCACTTAAATTTGCTCAAGCTGAAGCATATGAGCGAGGCCAGATGGATGTAATTAAGTGGCTGTTAGATTCAGCAGACGCGGCTAAGTTATCTATACAAGATATACTTAACCAAGATTCCCAGTAGTACAAACCCCAGTAGTATAATATCCAACCACAACTAAGGAGTAATAGCATGAGTATCTTTGATAATATCTTTGGCAACAAGCAGCAACAACAGTCAGCCCCGGCTAACCAGTCTGACCCAGCTACTGGAGCAGCCGCAGCCGCAACTAATCCGACCGTACCTAGTGCAGCTACTATGCCGCCAGCTACAGGCACTGAGTCCCCACTATCTAAGTACAATACTCTTTGGGATAATACAGGAGTAGTAGATAACACCCCAGCACCTTTTGAGTTCAATGCTGACCCAGCTAAGTTAATGGATGCAGCTAAGTCTGTGGACTTTACTAAAGCTATCACACCAGACTTGCAGAAGCGTATCAACGCAGGCGGTGCAGATGCTCAGGTAGCTATGATGGAAGCTATGAACACAGTATCACAGATGACTTATGCCCAGTCCTCATTAGCAGCAAGTAAGATCGCAGAGGCTGCGCAACGTGCTGCGGAAGACCGCTTTAAGGCAATGATTCCAGATTTACTCCGTAACCACTCAGTACAAGACAATATCCGCACTACAAACCCATTTGTTAATGACCCTGCGATGAAACCTCTTATCTCAGGTCTTCAAGAACAATTCGCCCGCAAGTATCCTCAAGCTACAGCCACTGAAATCAGCACTCACGTAAGTGAATATCTTGATGCAGCAGCTGACCGTATTACTGGTAACCGCCCTAAACCTGTAGATAAAGCAGCTCGCCCTGAGCAAGACTGGTCTACATTCCTTTAAGGTTATGTTACTAACAATCTAATCTAATTTAATTCGATTCAATTTAACTAAGGAGATTCACAATGAAACCACAAAATATGGTGCGTGATGGCGGTATGGTACGTACATCACTTGCTGGTGACGGCCCGTTTATGAGTATTACTGAGACTATTTTGGCAACAGTTGGTGCTGGTGTGCTCTTAGCAGGACTCACTAACACTGGATTGCTGTTACGCAATGGGTCTACTGCTGCCTACATTGACACTTTGGATACAGCGGCCAACTTTGACTTAGCTTACCCTCAGCTTAACGTAGGTGAAGCAGTTGATTTCTACTACGCTAACAATGTAGCATTTGCTGCTACTATTGCGGTAGGTGCAGGCATTACCGCTAAGTCAGCAGCTGGTAACTTGGTTGTGCCAGCAAGCTCAACTAAACTGATTCACTTACGTAAAACAGGTGTAGCAACTTACGACCTGTTTGTATTGTAAGTCACACAAATACGTAACTAAACTACTCATAACTTAAAAGGAGATTTACCATGAGTGCAGGTATTTTTGTATCTTCGGGCTTAACCCAGGATTTAGCTAAGAAGTCATTCGCAGGAATGATTACTCGCTTGATGCCTATGGGCGCAGCACCGTTGTTCGCCATGACATCTATGATTGGTGAAGAAACCGCTGTTCAGATTGAACATGGATTCTTTACTAAGACTATGCTGTTTCCACAAATGACTGTCAGCGCAGCTGGCCAACTGATTGGTGATACCCAGTTCACTGTAGCATCTACAGCTAACGTACTTCCCGGTATGATTATGCGTGTGGACACTACTGGCGAAAACGTGATTATTAACTCTGTACTTAACGGTACTCAAGTTAACGTTACGCGCGCTATTGGTTCTGTTGCCGCAGTAGCTATTGCCGCCAGTGTTAACTTGTACCAAGTTGGTAACGCTTTTGAAGAAGCCAGCTTGCGCCCAAATGCACTTATCATCAACCCTGTACGTATCACTAACTTAACTCAGATTTTCCGTAATACTTGGGCTATCTCAGATACAGTTCGTGCTACCCAGATGATTGCCGGTGATACTAACGTAGCTGAAAGCCGCCAAGACTGTGCAGCATTCCACGCAGCTGATATTGAAAAAGGTATCTTCTTTGGTCAGAAGTATCAGGGTATCCGTAACGGTCAACCTTTCCGCTCCATGGATGGTCTTATCAGTATCATTGGTAACGTAAGCTACTATCCTCCTGTGTATGCTGGTACAACTAACGTAAACGTTGCGGCAGCTACTACCAATTATACACAGCTGGAAACTATGCTTGACCCAGTGTTCAACCAAGCTACTGACCCTAAAGGTGCTAATGAGCGTGTATTGTTTGTTGGCGGTACTGCGCACAAGGTACTTAACAACATTGCACGCTTGAATGGTACGTACTTCATTAGCGATGGCCAAACTAACTGGGGCTTGCAATTCAGTACGTTTAAGACCACTCGTGGCCAGTTCCGTATTGTTGAGCATCCCCTGTTCAATACTAACCCTAGCTGGGCTAAGATGGCAGTAGCAGTTGACTTGAACACATTTAAGCTGGCTTACTTGAATGGTCGTAAGACTCAAAACCGTGAATTCAACGTTGATATGAAAGATATTGACCCAGTTGATAACGGTATTGATGCAGTCGGTGGTACCTTGACAACAGAGCTTACTACTGTTATCAAGAATCCTCCAGCTAATGCTATCATTACTAACTTGACAGCAGCAGCAGTAGGCTAAGTCTAACCAGTGATACTTTAGATGGGATTAGCCGGAGCAATTAGCTGGTTAGTCCCATTTATAAGTACCATTTATAAGTACCATTTATTAACTACATACATAAGGAGCAGTAACATGCCTATACCTTTTTTATCCCAGTCAGTAGGTATGACTTCAGCAGATGTACAACAAGATGGAACTACTGGAAACGGTACAGTTCCTACACTCACTAATTCACAGATACTTACAGGAACCTCAGCTATGATTAAATCTGCTGCATTACTATATCGACCTAAAGTAGGATTTGCTGGTGATTCTATTCATGTATACTTAGGTAACATGGGAGCAGGTAGCGCACTGTTCTGGTCACTATCTCGCGACTATGCAGCGGACTTGGATATTGATACTAGAACCTACGCAAATGGCGGTCAACTATTTGCTGTAGCAGGTACAACTACAGGGCAGATTCTTGCCACTCAGTTACCTCAAGTTATTGCTCGTGCACCTGATATTCTGTTCCTTAATGGGGGCACTAATAACTCGCTCACACTGCCAGCAGATGTGGCAGCAGCTGTAAGTGATATGAAAGCATTTATAACAGGTAGTTTAGCTGCCGGTGTTAGCTTGGTAGTTATAGTCCCAATTGTACCTCGTAACGTACCTGTAGCCTCAGGCACTCAGATGCAAGCTATTAACGACTATAACCGCATAATGGCAGCGTTTGCATCTACTACTGTAGGTTGTAAGTTCTTGGATGTAGTACCTCAGTTACTCAATCCCACGTCTACAACTTACGCCCCTGTAGGCACAGCTATAGGGGCAGCAGGAGCTGTAACTATTGATGGTATACATCCTTCTAGCGTAGGAGCTCGGATAACTGCTGCATTATACACAACACTGTTATCTGCACTAACTGGTACTAAGCAACCCAGAGCCATTAACCCAGCAGACACTTATAGTGCAGCTACAAATCCTAGAGGTAACATTCTAGGTGGTACTATAGGCACAGCTCAAGGTACAAACGGGTTCCTTAATAGTGTAGCCAACGCAGGTATTCCTGCAAGCTGGTATATAACGTCAGCAAGCGGCGTAGTGATTGTTCCTAGCATCGTAGCTGGAACTGCTAACAAGTTCTTACCTGCTGGCTATAACATGCTGCGGCTTACACTGTCTGGTACCACAACGGCTGACACCAACATCACTGTAGCTATATTCATTGCAGGCTTAGCTACGCTTATAGCTAATAATGAATCATTAACTACAGAAGCTATTGTTCGCTTAGTTAATCCAGTAGGTTTAGCTGGTGTGCAATCTCAATTGTATCTCAATAGTGCAGCAGCCTCGCCTGTATTCTTTACTCATGGTGGACTAGGTACAGGTGTTGCAGCCGATGATTTGCCTACAGTGGATGAAACCCTGTTCCTAGCTTCACCTACTAGCGCAAAAGTAAATAGTACTCTGAATGGTTCAGGGTATGCAGCAGTTGTATTACGTTTCCGTACTGGTCAAATATTAAGCGGCAGCATAGATATTGGCTGTATGGGAGTATTTAGCACTAAAGCTTAATTGTCTTAACCCACCAGTAACATAACCAAGCAGTACTCAATTGTAACATAACCTTAAGGAGTAATACCATGCAAGTAGGTCAAGTAAATAACTCAGGCGTAGCTAATCAACCAGATGTAGGTACAGGTCTTAAATCATTTGCTCAAGCTCAACAGTACAATGTGCAAGTTGCTTTAGCTAAAGATAAAGTTAAAGTAGAGCCGCACTCATATACATGTAACCAACAAGCTGCAGGTATCGTGTTTCCTAACGGTAAACGCGCACAGTTCATACCTAATGGTAAAGGCATGAATGTATATACTACCGATAAACAGTCAGAGATTGACTATCTGGATGCCGAGATTGCTTACGGCCACCCTCATCTTGGCAACTACGTAGGTGAACCTATCTTGGTAATCGAGGGTGTTGAAGCTTTGAAAGCTCGATTCTTTGCGGAATTCCAAGCTGAGCAAGCTAAAGCCCTCGATGGCACTAAAGATGCGGGTACTAGCTTGCAAGGTAAACTAAATGTCGCAAACAGTAATACAGTAAAACAAGGCGCGGCAGGCTCTGACTCAGCTGGCGCAACTAAGTAATTTAACCCTAACCTACAGCTTCACTGGAGTTAATAATGCAAAAGTTTATAGATACAGTATTAGTACAGAATAGTTCAGTGCTTAGTTTAAGTCCTGTAGTAGGGGCGACTGTAACTGTTAAACTTGCAGGTACGCAGACATTAGCTTCAGTGTTCAGTGACAATGGGGTTACAGCTATTAACCAGCTTACTAGCCCTATTACCACTGATATTAACGGAGCCTATCAATTCTATGCACCTAATGGTAGATATGATTTAGTTATAGCGGCCACAGGTATTACGACAATAACCAAGTCAGATATTATCGTCGATGACTTAGTTACATTTGTGGGCGGAAACTATGCAAATAACACAGGTACAAGCAATGGGTTAGTTGCAGCCTTGCCTTCAGCCCCACAGTCCGGACTTGTTGATGGCTACCCGCTAACTCTGGATATGGGGGGAGTTACTAATGCAGCAGGTGCAGTCACTTTACAGGTTACTCTTAATGGTACGATTACTCCTGCATACCCTGTAACTAAGAGTTCGGGTTTAGGCTTTACTCCGCTGATAGCTACTGACTTACCTCAGCGAGCATTGTTTAGTTTTGATTCTCCAACAAGTAGCTGGGTATTGCTTAATCCCACAGATGACCAAATACTGACTAACTATGTAGCAGGTACAGCGCTAGTTAGTGCAGTAGTTACAACAGTCAATCAGCTGACACTATCTCCGGGGACTTGGGATGTAACTGGCACAGTAAGCTTCCTAGTTGCCATAGGAGGCACAGCCTATACTTGGGTTACAGGGCTATCCACAGCCACTGCTACATTCCAGTCTAATATAAGTCTGGATTTATTACCCTCACCTGGTGTGGTTAATGGTGGGGGCACAGTTAAAGTGCAGACTACCCCGCCTCGTAGGCTTACAGTAGCACCTGGAGCTACCCAGATAATATATTTGGTTGCCCAACAAGGATTAGCAGCAGGTACAGGCTCTTGTACTTCTACGCTTGAAGCTCGTTTAGCTGCATCCTAATTAGGAGAATTTCATGGTAACAGTTGTACAACAAATCGGGGCGGTTAATTCAGCCGCTCTATACGCACAGTTAGTAGCAGATGTGTATACTCTTACTAATAGGCCAGATTTAGTAGCTGAAACTGCTCTGGCTATACGTAAGGCTACGCTTAAAGCCCATAATGCAGATTTCTGGGTAAGCGACATAGTGGTAGTACCTCAGTTAACGCTACCTACAGCTGTCACTGACCCGTCACAAGCGTCTTCCCGGTATGTGCTTAATCTTAATGACCCTGCCACATTCCCTAGGTTACGTAAGGTATCTTATATTAAACCTTATATATCACCTACAGGAATGACGCAAGTACCTGGCGTCTCTGGTTGGGACTCACTGTTAAGCTATGGTGCAGGAGCAATCACCCAGAAGAACTATGTAGAAGTAACCGCTAGTTCGGTTGTAGATGACTACGGCCTTGAGCGCACTAATTACTGGTATCAAGCGGGCAAGCAGGTTAATTTAAGAATTTATACTCAAGTATTAGCTGTAGTGCTAGGCTATTGGGCATATCCAGATATTACTTCTGTAGCTTATAATAGCTGGATTGCATCAGAATACCCTGACTTGATAGTGGAAGAGGCTGCCTCCAATGTATTTCGCATGATAGGTAAGTTTGATGAAGCTCAAGCCTACGCAAGTAACTGGCAAGCTAATATACGTACAATCACAGCAGCTCAAATTACTGTTGACACAACTCGTTAATACTGGAGAATACTATGCCCTACATAACTGACCCAACTAATTCAGCAGCTCCAGCGGATACGGACTCAGTATCTACAGCCAGCCTAGAATTACGCGCGCTTAAAGGCTATTTGCAGACTCAGTTAACTGCACTTAATGCTTCCATTGCAGCTATAACTCCACAATCAGGTGAAATTAGGTTTGGCTTGACAGCTCCTGGAGCTAGCTGGTTATCTGTACAGGCTAGTCCTTGGACTATACTACGAGCAACTTACCCCGCACTTACTGCTTGGGCTGTAGCTTTAGGTTCACCTTGGGGAGCAGGTGACGGAGCTACTACTATCAATATGCCATATATACAATCTGGCGGTACAGTTACTCAAGCCTCTGGTGTTGGAGCTATTGGAGCTATCACCCATGGTGCAGTGTTAGCTCACACCCACCCTATGGTAGCGTATATACCTAGCTCTCCTAATGGGTTTTCTGGCGCAGGCGGAGCAGGGCAGGTTAGTGCTAACACAGGCAGCACTGGCGGTACTGATAACCAAGCTGCTGGTATATTAGGCAACTTCTATATACATATTTAAGTTAGTGGAGGCTATAGTATGGCACAGCAGAAATTCTCTGTGGATATATCTGCTGCGGATTATCCACTATTAGTTAAGTTTGCAGGGCGGCAAGTATTACAGCCTGCTATGGATGGAGGGCAACAATATACTCCATTTAAGCAGCCGCAAATACTATACTGTGAAAATGTCTTGCCAGTTAAAGCTGGGTACAAATCAGTTAGCTATACACCTTTATATAGTAACTCAGGTACAGCCAGCACTAAATTCAAGCATATATTCACCGTAACTAATCCGGCACAAGTAAAAGCTAAGTTAGGTGTTACTACAGATAGTAAGATTTATATGCTATCTCCTAACTCTGGAGTCTGGGTGGATATTACCCCGGCAGGCTGGGCAGGTGGAGCCGCAGTAACAGTAGCTACAGCCAATGGCCAATCCTATATGTTACTGGCTAACTTCGGATTCTATCTACTTAACACCTCCTCACCTGCGGCAGTCTCCACAGCTCTCACGGGTATAACTATTGCCAATATCTCAGGATGCTTCTCCGCTGAGAACTACTTGTGCATATATGATACTACCACAATCTACTGGTGTAGTACACTTAACCCACTGGATTTCACACCCAGCTTAATCACAGGCGCTGGCAGTATGATTCCAGCTGACTTGGATGGTACTATTGTTGCAGTAGCTCAACTTAATAATGGGTTTGCAATATACAGTACGGTTAACATTGTGCTGTCCACATTCAGTAATAATACCCAATTTCCTTGGGTTATGGTTAATGCTAATAATGGGTCAGGTATTAAATCTGTTGACCAAGTATCTATGGAAGCTAATTTAGGTTTCCACATTGTACATACTTATGCAGGTGTACTTAAGGTTACTAATACTGGGTGTACTGCTATAACTCCAGAAGTAACAGATTTTCTAGCAGAACGTACTATAGAAATCTGGGATACTGTAACTAATTCAGTGGTTGCCACGCAGCAAACTCAAGCATTAGATACCCATGTTGCTGTATTAGGTGCTCGATTTATAGTGCTTAGTTATGGTATAGCTAATACAGGTATATTCCAAGATGCTATAGTGTATGATTTAGCATTAAATCGCTGGGGTAAACTACACGTACCCCACTCAGCTATATTCGAGATTACTACTGGTACAACTACTGCCCCCCAGTCTTACTTAACTGCCACATATACATATGCAAGTGCTAGTAATACTTACAATAGCGCAGTAGCCGGATTAACTACACCTCCTAACACAGGGTATACTTTTGGGGTATTAGCCATTGATGGCTCAGTATCTATAGCTGTACTAGATGATAGCGCGCTAACTGACTCAGCTATATTATTACTAGGCAAAATTGAGGCAACTAGAAACAATCTAGTGACAATTCAGGAAGCTGTTGTAGAGACTGTAGATTCTGCTAATACAGGATTCTCAATCTCATTACTACCTAGTCTGAATGGTAAAGATTTGTTACCTGCTGTACCTATGGCTAGTCTTACTACAGGTACACTACTGCGCAAGTATGGTTCTCGTGTACAAGCTAAAAACCATATAGTTGTACTCAAAGGTAGTTTCAAACTCACTTACTTAGAACTAGCTATTGTACTAGCTGGAAGGAGATAATATGTCAATATATGGTAACATATCAGGCCCGCTTAACACTAACTTACCTATCACACCTGAGCTAACTGATGACCCTCAGCTGTTTAAGGAGTTACAGCGTATTTACGCAGCTATACGGTCAGTACAAGCCTGGACGCAGCGATTCTTAGGTGACTATCCTACGTCACAAGCTCCAGCTTGGCGGTTGGGATACTGGTATTTTGATACTACGCTTAATAAGTTGCGCGTAGGTGGCGCTACTGGTTGGGAAACAATTACTTCAGTTTAGGAGATTAGCAATGCTGTCAGACCATTTTTCACTAGAAGAATTTTTTAGTTCAAATAAAGCTTTAGCTTTAGGTATTAACAATACTACAGACAATCCAACTATACTTGCAGCTCTTTGTAGGACTGCAACTAAGTTGGAGAAAGTTAGGGTGCTGCTTGGTAATCTACCTATACATATTGATAGTGGCTATCGTTGCCCTGAACTTAATATAGCAGTAGGCTCGCACCCTAGTAGCCAACACTTAAAAGGTGAGGCAGTAGATTTCATCTGTCAAGAGTATGGGTCAGCATTGCAGATAGCTAGAACAATTGTAGCGAATAAAGACTTAGTACGGTATGACCAACTAATCTTGGAGCATACATGGGTACATATCTCATTTAGTTCCCCTACTGTAGTTGCTCGTGGTGAGGTGTTATCATTACTCAATGGCGGCAAGTATGCTGTAGGATTAACTAACTTAGATGGAGTAGCATATGCTTGAATTAACACCTAACTTGATATTGCAAGTACTGGGCTACTGTATAGTAGCTGTAGGTCTGTACTATGGTATTAAGCTGGATTTACAAGCCACTCGTAATAGAGCGGAGTCAGCAGCTAAACGTGCAGATGAGGCGCATGAGCTGGCAGATGAAGCTCACACTAAGTTATATAAACATGTAACTGAGACTCCACATTTGCAGCGTAGCAACCATTATGAATATCCAGATAATAAATAAGGAGTAAATAATATGAGTTTATTAAGTTCACTATTCAGTAGTGCCGTTGCTTCAAGCCCAGTAGGGGCTGTTGCTACTGTAGGTATTGAAGCTGCATCCAGTATCATTGATAAGTTCTTTCCAGATAAAACACAGTTGGAGAAAGATGCCGCTGCACAACAGTTGCAGGTAATTATGAATGAGTACAATCTAGCTAATGGCCAGATTGAAGTTAATAAGATTGAGGCGGCAAGTACTAACTGGTTTGTTGCAGGCTGGCGTCCGTATATTGGCTGGATATGTGGCAC